CTACGATAACCATATCGAGATTAAGCGCGGAATTGAGCAAACAGTGGCTGATATTCCAGGAACGGAAAAGATTAAGGAATCAACCGCTAACGGCATTGCTAATGCGTTTTACCTAGATTGGCAAGATGCCAAAGAGGGTAAATCTGACTACATCAATATTTTTATCCCATGGTACTGGCAAGACGAATATACCCGCGATGCCATAGGAATGGATTTAACGGACGAGGAAAAAGACTGGATGATGCTTTACGGCCAGGATGGGCTTACAGCGCGTCATCTGGCTTGGAGACGCAACAAGCTTTCCGATTTTGACGGAGACTATGGCCAAAAGTGCAAAGGATTTTCTCAAGAGTACCCATTTACCGATGAAGAAGCTTTTCTTAATTCAATCACTGATACCTTTATCACGGTTGAGCCTGTGCAGCGTGCCAGAAAACAAACCATTGATTCATCCAGTGCTTTAATTCTGGGCGTTGACCCAGCCCGAGGCGGTAACGATAAAAGCGCAATCATTCGAAGGCGTGGGCGAAGGGCCTACAAGTGCGAAACCTTCAAAGGATTGGACACTATGCAACTTGTAGGTAAAATAAAGCACATTATTGACACCGAACATCCACACAAAGTATTTATCGATTGTATTGGCATAGGTGCGGGCGTTGTTGATAGATTGCACGAAATGGGTTACGAATGTGTAGTAGGCGTAAACGTGGCTCGCGCTGCAAACAATCCTGACCAGTTTCTAAACCTACGTGCAGAGCTTTGGTACGAGATGCGTGAATGGTTTAATCAAGACATGCCCGTGGAAATTCCAGACGATCCCGAGTTACAAAAAGAGCTTTGTGGGTTAGGATATGACTATAACAGCTCAGGGCGTTTAGTTATCGAAAGCAAAAAAGATGCCAGAAAAAGAGGAATGAATAGCCCCGACAAGGCCGATGCACTGATGATAACCTTTGCTTACGGGCAGCACGCGGGAACTACTTCCTATCAACCCAATTACATACCGGAGACAACAGCAGGAAGACTGATTTAATAGAAAACTAAACGACTAATAACTGATTAAAAGGATTTAATCATGGTTAAAAAGGCGGAAAAAATCGCGCATGAAGCGCGTTTGGCTTGTGAAAAGTTTCGCGAAGGCTTCAAGTGGAACATCGATCAATATCATGAAATGCACACCTTTGTCTTAGGCCAGCAATGGACAGACGAAGAAGAAGACGACATGATAAAGACGTTCCGCAAAGTGCCGATGGTTGCCAATAAATTGGGAGCTATGGCCAACTCATTGCTGGGCGAACAACAACAAAATACACCACAGTTACAAGTCGTTCCCATGACCAACTGTGATGAGCGCACAGCCCATCTTCGAGAGCTGATTGTCAAAGACATTATGTTTTCGACCGATGCGACAATCGCCTATCAAGTGGCAGCCGGACAAGCTGCAATCGGTGGATATAGTGCCTTTTATATTGGCACAGACTATACCCATCAACGCTCATTTGACCTAGATATCTGCTACGGATTCTTCAAAGACGCAACACGCGCCTACTTTGACCTAGGCTCTGATACCCAAAACAAAACGGACGGCATGCATTGCGGTTACATTACCCGCATGATGCGACCCAAATTCCGCGAGATTTACGGCAAAGACCTTGAGGAAAAAATACAAAAAGTCTTTAGCGTGACCCAGAGTGCAGAAGACATAGCCCTGGCCGTCCAGCCAGACCAAAGCGAAGACCCGTTTACCTGGGCAGATAATGAAGGAATAACCATACTTGACCATTTCGAGCGTAAGTTTGAGAAAGATACCCTCTATAAACTTTCTAACGGAAAATCATACAACCAGGAAGAACTAGACGAGATTATAGAAAAATCACGCGAGATTAACGCAAGACAGCAAATAGAACTCATGGGTTCGCCTTATGGCGCAAGCATGCAGCAACCCGACATGATGTCTCAAGAAACCAACCCTGGAATGATGTCTACAGAAACCAATGAAGCCCAAGGCGTGCCAACCATGGGAGATAATGGCCAAGAGGAAGGCCAGGAAGAATTTCAAACCGAAGAATTCGACACCGAAACCATGACCCTATGGGATGATGGCCAACCCGTGCGCATTGAAGACAAACGGCCTTTCAAGTCATACAAAATATGGCACTATAAAATCGCTGGAGATTATATCCTTGAAGAAGGGGAATTTCCCGCAGACCAATTGCCCGTGGTGTTTGTAGACCAAAACTCATTTTATGACAAAACAGGAAAACAGGTTTGTAGGTCATTCTTTGGCGATTGCAGAGACACACAACGGTATATCAACTACATTCGCACACAATCTGCCTTTATCCTCAAAGTATCACGTTATGACCAGTTCATAGGCTCCAAAAAGAATGTGCAAGGCTTAGATACGCAAAGAAACTGGCGAGACCCCAATTCTGTACAAGGCTTGCTTGCCTATGACGAGTCGCCATCTGGCGCAAAACCAGAACAACTAAGACCGCCTGAGCTATCAGCCTCTTTGCTTCAACAATACGAGATTGCAATACAGGATTTATACCTAGCTACTGGACTATATCCTACTCAATTGGGCCAACAAGGCAATGAAATCTCAGGGAGTGCCATTGATGCACGTACCCGTCAAGGCTCCTATTCAACCTACTGCTTTTTCAATTCCATAAATCGCGCCATCACCACAGGCGGTTCAATAGTCAATGAAATGATTCCCCGAGTTTATGACTCTGAGCGCGTTATAACCCTCATGATGCCCGATGAGGGAATGAAAAATATTACCGTTAACAAGCAAATGGATGAGTACGGGGAGCTTATAGAAAATGATATTCGAAAAGGAACGTATGAGGTGCGTCTAAAAGCTGGCCCTAGTTTTGAAGGCCAGAAAGAACAGGCATTACAGTCTTTACGCGAAGTACTCCAGGCAGACCCAGAAACTTTCAAACTCATTGCGGATTTATACGCTGACAACCTACCGCTTGCCAATAACTTAGAAATTAAAAACAGGCTTAAGACGATGGTTCCGCCTGAAATAATTGAAGCGGGTAAAACTGGCAAGATGCCACAGGAAAACGGACAGCCCACGCCAGAACAGCAAATGATGATGCTACAGCAACAAATGCAGCAACAACAAATGATGCTTGCTGAGAAAGAAATACAACTAAAAGAGGAGGAAATAAAACTAAAACAACAAAAAATCATTATGGACGCTCAAGTCGCAATACAAAAACTTGAGACTGAAAAAATAGAAGTAGCTGGGGGGATTCAAGAACAGGAGTTGCGATACCTTGCAGAGACACAACGCACACAAAGCGATGAAGCAATCGCTCACGCGGAGAACTTGGTCAAGATTTTGACTCACAAAATACAATAAATAGCTGAAAACAGGGAGATGTTATGGCTACAGAAACAAGCAATATAGATGATTTATTGGTCAGTAGTGCTACACCATCCACACCGCCAACGCCAGAAAGTGCCTACGATGAACCCAAAGAGGTGCAAGAACACGATTATGGCGATATTGAGTCACCCGAGCAAGACGCTAGAGACTTAGAGGCACCCCAAGAGGTGCCGGACGAACCAGAAGAAGAAAAACCCGAAAAAAAAGAGCCTGATTATGACGATTACGGAAATACTAAAACGCCTTCGAAAACGTACACAGAAGAAGAAGTCAACGAGCGAATTAATAAAGCGGTTCGTGAAAGGCTTGCTCGGGGTAACGCTCAGAATCAACAGCCAACGAATCAACAAATTGAACAACAAACTAAAAGTTTTGATTACGATCCCGACTCCAATGACTCCTGGGAAACCCAACTAGAACAATTTGTTGAAAAAACGGTGTCAAAAATTGGACAAAAGCAAGCCCAAGAGCAGCAAAGGGCACGTGACGAACAAGTACAGGCTGAATTTGAGGATAAATTTACCAGAGGCATGAGCCGCTTTAGTGACTTTAGGGAAGTGGTAGGCGCACAACCCGTGACAGACCCAATGACCTACGCTCTTCGTGGATTATCAGACCCCGCAGCCTTTATTTATGCAGCGTCTAAGCGTCACCCTCAGGAATTGTCACGCATTGCGCAAATAGCAGACCCCGCAGCACAAATAATGGAAATGGGAAGATTAGAGGAGCGTATGAGAAAAACAGCCCCAGGCACCAAAGCACCAAAACCCGTAAGCAGGAGTCGCGATGATGCTGCTATGCCGACTACGCAAAAGAAAAAAGAGCCTACAATTGAAGAATTGATTGCCAAATCAGAAGCTAAAAAGCGGGCAATCTTGAATCAAAGGAGAATAAAGTAGCACATTTGACAGAATCTTAATCAAGCTCTAAGATGTTTTTAATCGTAGTAAGACGTGTATCGGCCATCCGTCAGCCAAAGTTATAAAAAAGTTGTGGCGTGTATTTCGTCTCCCGCCGGACAAATGGTAGTTAGGCACTCAATCAGGATGATTGGGTAATTAATAAGCATTTGTTCGGTCAGGGAGATAGAACATGCCAAATATTTTTCAGGAAACCCAGTACGTTCTGGATGACGTTTTTATCCGATTCTGGAACTCTTTAGCCTTTGCACGTACAGCCAACAGAAACCTCGAAGGCGATTTTAAGAACTTACGCTTTGCAACTGGTCAAACCATCGACTACCGCTTGGAAGAAAGATATCTAGCAGGTGAAGGTGCTACAGCCACAGCCGAAGCGCGTGTTCAGGTCATCAGGCCTCTAACCATTTCTAAGCAATTCCGCACCATGATTGAATACACAGGTTTTAACCTGACATTCGACCGTGCGCGAGATGAGCCTTATTTAGAAATGGCCAATGCTCCACGTGCCAAGAGACTTGCC